TGCCTTACGTGCTTCAGCGTTTGTGCCGAATGTTCCAGCGATGGCTTGTTCTTGGCTGATGGTTTCTTCACCTTGCATCTGCGCTTGGAACAGTCCTTGACTTTCGCCTAATGCTTGGAACCCTGCTTGTGCTTGCTCACCTGAAATACCGGCACGGGCAAGTTCTTCGGCTTGCGCCCTACCTATTGTCATCCCTGCTTGGGTGGTTCCAGCCGCAGCGATCTGGGCTGAACGGGCTTGGCGTTCTGCTTCGTAACGATCAAAGGTGGGTCGCATCCGTTGAGGGTCAATGAAGTAGGCGGCCAGTTCTCCTTCGGATACTCCGTAGAGACGTTGGAATTCAGCGACTACTTGGGGTGGGGCTTGACGGACAGCTTGGTATCCGAGTTGTGCGCGAGCCTCGACTTCTTGTACAGAGACATCGTTGGCGATGAAGTTCTGAAAGTCTTGTGGTTGGTCGTAGAACCCTGCGGGCATACCAGCGTTTTGAAGGGCTTGCTTGTAGTCGCCTTCAAGACGAAGGTATTGGCTGACGCTGTACTGCGGTTTGCCTGCTGCTTTGAGTGCTTGGTTTGCGGGGAATCGTTCCTGAAACACAGGATTGTCACGCAACTGAATACCGATGTCGTCAACAGTGGATTCAGGGCCGATTACTTTCCCTGTCCATGCAGTCCTGATTGCGTCAACAAGACGGGTATCGGTATCTGTCACCAACCCGTAAAACTTCAGTGTGTTCACAAGAATGTCAAATGCTGACTGGTCTTCCATTACATAACCTTTCCAAAGGCTTGAGAGATACTGCTGGCAAGTTGGCGAGCTTCACGTTTAGCGTTCTCGGTTTTATCCCAACCGTACTTCGCATCTGATCGGAGAAGAATTTCCCACTCACCCGATGTCATCATCCGCTTCTGACCTGTCTCGCCATAGTTGTATGCCGCTTCAAACATTGCTTGCCCCATGTCAATCGAATCGGTGGAGCGTTCAAGGATGGAAGCAGCCTGCTGTTGGAATGGTGAAGAAAGTTCCTGCAAAGTCAAACCTTGCTCAATCAAGTTAGACAAATGACCGTACTTTGTTTTGGCTAGTTCACGCTGTTGACGTTGCACATCTTCATTGGTGATACCACCGGTAAGGGCGTTCTCAACGGTGCTGTCTGCTACCTGGCTGAAATACGCTTTGCCGATGTTGGCGATAGCAAGATAGTTGTTGGATGCTTTGGCGCGGGTAACGGCTGTCGGGTTGACATACTGGCCTGTTTCGTTCTTACGGAACGCTTCTTTATAGACCTCTTGTTGAAGGGTTTCGCCTTCCCATCCCATGTTGGATGCTGTGGTCAGGAACTTGTTGAACGGTACGGAGTCAAATCCAAGATCACCAACAAGTGATTTGATTTGGCGTACCTTGTCTGTGTTACGCAACTCGACATAGAAATCAGTGTTTCTTAGTTCTGCTGCGAAACGTTGCTGACCTTCAGCGGTTTCGTACATCCGATCGGAGATACCGCGCTGGATGAGTGAGAACAGTTTTGGGTATTTGGTTTTGTCAAGGTCAAGTAGCCATGATTGTTCGGGGAACATACGGCGGAACTGTGCTTCCCAATTCTTTGGGAGTGCAGGTTTCTTGGTTTTGTCTGTACCGCCACCAGTTCCTCCACCTCCCGTAGTCGGTTCTGTTGGTCCAGTAGTACCTGTAGGACCAGTAACCACTTCTGCACCAGGTTCAGAAAGTTTGGGTCCTTGTACTGCTTTTTGTTTTACTGCTTTGATTTGTGCAGGGGTAGCAGAAATGCCCCAACTTCCAGCAGATTGAGCAGTTGCAGGAGAAATCCTTTTAGACAAAACTTGTGGTACAACAATTTGAACGACATCTTCAATGTTGTTTCCATTAGCCAAATCCAAAAGGTCGGTCAAAGATTTGGGAACAGTTTTGACAACTTTGAAATCTGAACCGACAACACCAAATTTTGTTCTCATGTCAACAACGGTTTGCAGATAGTCTTTCACCAGTTTTTGACGTGTACTGACCGCTTCGTTGTATCTAGAAGAAAACTGTGGTTGTTGACCAATGTATTTATCGTTGCTATTGATAAGTTCCTGCAAACGCAAAAGACGATTTGCATAATCCTGTTTAGTGTTCAAAACCTGTTCAGCCATTAGCCAAGCTCCTTGATTGCGGAATCAATAATGTTCGTCAACTGTAAAGCCCCCATAGCCGCAGCCTCATCAGGAGCCGCAGCCTCAACTGCTTGTGTGGCGGCAGTCTGAACCGACGGAGCCGCAGCACCACCCATAGCCTCAGATACTTCCTGACGGTTGTATGCCTTCACAAACTTTTCAACTTCAGCATCAGATAAACGACGGCCAAGGATTTGACCAGATGCCTGGCGGAACACCGCTTGAAGATCCTGTTTTGGTGTGGTACGGATACGTTGCCCGCCACCGGCTCCTGCACCACCAAGTTCTGATGCCATCATTGCTGTAGCAACATCAAGTGTTACACCTTTAGCGTTGGCGTACAGCATCGCTTCGCGCATAGCGGAGAAGTCAGATGAGTTGAAACCTGAGCGTGACGGCTTAGAACTGCCGTATGCGCCTACTGAATACAGAAGGTTTTGTAATGCACGGCGTTCTGCTAACGGCAACTTCGCTAGTTCTGAATACGCCTCATCTTCGGTGTACTGCCCACGCACAAGAATACCTTGACTGTTGACAAGGTTCTGACCAACATAAATGAACTCGTTACCACTGGTGGTTGATGGAAGAATGTCTTTTTGGTTTGGTTGACCAAGGGTTTGAGAAACGCCTTTGACACGACGTTGTGGTAATTGAACATCGGGCAGTAGCGAATACCCACCGCCACCGATAGACCCGATAGGGGGCATCGCTGGAAGTTCGGCCTGTTGTTCTTCTTCTTGATTTGTATTGCCTTGGCTCATTCTTCTACCTCTGTTGATAACAGTCTTTCATACAAACGAGCGAACTCAGGCGTATCCTCTTTCAAAGCTTTGCCGATACCGGCAAGCCAGTCGCGCAATGGGGCCGCAGCCACAGCAGTAGAGAAACCACCTGCCGCGCCACCAGCCTGAACATAACGCTCAACTGCCGCGTCACGCGCCTGCAAATACTGACGGGTTGCGTCAGCCACATCGTTATCTGCGAGACGGTTATCCTGCACAAGACGACCCAACTGTTCCAATTTCTTCGGGAACTCACCAGGGTTGAACTCTGCCACCACAGGAAAACCAGGGTATTCCTTGTTCAGTTTGACACGCCACTGGCGAAGCCAACGTTTTTGATCTGCTGTTGGGCGGGGAGGCAGTTTGTCCCGCAATGCTCGATACTGTGCCGATGCTGCACGGTACTGTGCCAACTCGACAATCTCACGATCCGACAGGCGACGACGACGACCCTTAGATACCTGCCGTGACCACACCTCAAATGAGAAGTTGTCTCCACCTGGAGCCATAAAGCCAGCGACATCAGGGTATTGGTCAATAAGACCTTCTCCTTCGCCTCGTTCCCAATCACCAAAATCTTCGGTTGCTTCTAAACCACCGGCAACTGATTCTGTTTTGTTGGAAATGTATAACAAAGCGTCGTTGCCGTAGATACGAAGAAACTCGGATACAGCCGTGTCGTAGTTGTTGGCCTGTAGTTTCTGAAACTCTTTCACCAACTGTGTTCCATACACGTCGCCTTCTTTGGTGGCAATCTTGAACTCAGGAGATGGAGAAGTTGGTCCGATGAACTGACCTGCTGCACGTAAGAAAGTAAGCCAACGTGCTTTACCTTTAGCGTCGGCATACAGTTGTTCTTGCTCGTTCGGATCGGCAAGGTCGTATTCACCTGAAGCCGACAATGCGCGAAGCGTCTCAATGTAGGTGTTGCCGTACACGGTTTGCAGGTTTTGAGTGTTGCCTTCCCAAGCTTCTTGCATTTTCTTAGCCCACAATGGCAACAGGTTGAAGTCTGTTTTTCTTCCGTATGGAAGAAGGAACCCGATGATGTCGTCAGTGGCGGGGGTGTCGGGAATAATTTTTGATGCTGCAACTTGAGCCATCGGCCCGATAGACGGGACAACTCCAAGACCAATAGACAAACGTTGTACGGGTGCTTGAAGTGGTACATCTTGCCCTGTCAATAGTTGAGCAATGTCACCTGACAATGGGAAGTTGAACGAGTATTCACCGGTAGTTGCGTCACGATAGAAGAACCCTTGACCGTCGTTGTCGGGGTCAAACTTTCTTGCACCGTCAAAAATAAGTTGAGCTTTGCGGAGACGGGTTGGGTCTTCGACTACTGCTTTGGCGTAAGTTCCCATAACTTCTTTCCAGGCACCACCGAACGGGATGATGATACGGAATATGTCTTCAAGGTTGGAGCGTTCTGTGGCGTTGTACAACAGTTCTTTTGTTTGACGCAATGCTGATGCTTTAGCAAAATCGTCTAGTTGTTCCAATGTCCCAATAGCGTCAGATGTTGATGCCGCAACTTCTTTAAGTCGAGCAAGAACATCCTTGCCACCAACATAGTTAGCAAGTTTCATACCAGACTTTGTGGCTTCAGTATTAGCCCGCTTCAACAAAGCCGCCGCTTCAGATGGTGCCAACAAGTCAGCATTGTTGAACACTTCACGATAGTAAGACTGGCGGAACACCGGAGACTTCTCAAGAAACTGTGTCGCCTTGCCATACAAGCTCACAAAGAAAGTATCAACAAACTTGTTCTTCACCTGCAAAGCACGTTGCCCAAGTTCCGTATTAGCCGTAGTACCGCGTTGAGCAATCTTTACCTTCTGTGCGAGTTTTCCTTCCTCGCCAAGAGTGTCAAGAAGATTGCGAAGATTCTGTGTACCTAAACCATCCTTAGTGAAAGCAGGGCCATTGTGTACAGGCTGGACAACATAATCCTGTTTAGTGGAAGGCAAACCAGTGAACGGGTCAATACCTGTTGGGGTGTCCACCGTGCCAATAATCAAACCTTCAACATCATCTTCAAGACGGATAACTGAACCAATACCGCCGTCACCGTCGATGATGTCTTTTGGATCAATGTCGTTGATGTCAATATTGCGTGGGCCAGCAGTAATTGTTTTACCGCCGTCATCCATTGTTGTCAAGGGAACCCTGTTGTAGGCAGAAACAACACGCAAATCTTTGTTGTCACGGACAATACTTCCAACACGGAACTCTGAAAGTTTATCCACCCAAGCATCAACAGCAGTGTCTAAATCGGCAGGGTCAATCCTGATGCGACCTGTCTTACCCGATACAGGATCGGTGTACTTCACGCCTTCAGCAAAATAATTACGTAACTGCCCAAGAAGTTCTTTGTTCTCAGGAGATGTCAACCAATCCTTGATTTTCTGAACACGCGCTGGTTGGTCCAAACCTTCAAGACCTAGTTTTGCTACACGCGACAAAATAGGGTCAGTATGAATCAAAGCCAAGTTATCGACATAACCAGTAACGTGGGCTACGGCATCATCTCCACGGTCAACGATAGAGAAGTTTCCGTTACGAATCAGGTTTTGTTCAGCGGCAACAGGATCATTCAAGTTCTTATGCAGGTCAAATGTAAGTGCTTGCCAAAACTCGTCTTGTTCTTTATTCCATACACCAGCAACACCACCGAAGTCTTCACCGGTAATGTCAAATGCGCCCTTCTTGCGAAGAACCCACAAGATGAAATCCTGTGGATGGCTGAACAATCCTGATCTACCAGACATGGCGATACGGGTTTGTGCGTCAATCATGTTACGCATCATGTATCCGCCAGTCGCCAAGGTGAGTGGTTTCCAAATTTCGTTTTGAACAAACTCAGCCATCACTGTGCCAGCACGTTGACCACCTGCTGTGTTGCGTGTCAACCAAGGGTTACCCGCCAATGCTCGCATACGACGAAAATCAGGAAGAACTTCAACATCGTCAGCTAGTTCAATAAGCGCACCTGGGCCGTTGATTACGAGACGGTCTTGGACATCAAGTGGTATGTCGTCAAATACATCTTCAGGCAAAACAGAACGAAGCATCTGTAAAGCACCGCCATCATCTGCGTTACCTACATCGTTGATGTTGAATACACGTGCTTTAGCGGATCGTGCTGCACCAATAATTTCTTTAGCGGCTTGTTTAGCACCTGCTGATTTTCCACCTAAAGAAACAAATACGGTTTCAATAAGTAAATCGTATGCTTCCTTTGCGGATGCGCGGGCTATAGAAGGGTCGGCGCTGGAATACGCTTCCACCACTTTCTGCATGACGGTCTTGAATTCTTGGCTGTCATCTGCTAAACCTGAGCCACGAAGATAACGGGCGTAGTTCATAACAGCCTGTGTTTTGTCTGCTCCTGTGCCGTTGATAACTACTGTCCCTTTGGGCATTGTTTGAAGCCACTTACCACGAAAGTTTCTGTATAAACCAACACGTTCTTTTACCGAATCATCAAATCGTGGGTCTAAGCGTCGAGCAAGTTTTATGTCACGGATATCTGTAGGCAACAAAACATCAGCAGGGTTTGTTGTCAAACGAGCCGATGCTGTACCAAGCAAACCAAGAACTTTCGCTTGGTCGTCTGCTTCAGCAAATGCGCGAGCCATAACAGGGTCTAAACCTGGAATGTTTTCCAACATAAACAGAGTTTTTTCTTCTACTGTTTTAGATGCATCGCTAGCTATTTCAACAATTCGAGATGTCAAACGCTTTGCGCGTGGATCAGATGTTGCCCACTGACCAAACTTGGATGCTTGAAAAGACATACCTTCGGCACTATTTAAACCTGCTAGACCTTTAGCAAGTTGAGATGCGTTAGCAATTTCTTCTGCTGTACCGACACCAGGCAATGTTGCTTTGGCGAGTCGCGCAGTCTTCAGGGCTTTGCCAGCGGGGAGTGTTGGATCGGCACCAATTTGTACTGCGGCATCAATAAACCCTGACAAAAAAGCATACGGTTTAGAACCTGGGGTAAATGCCACCTCTGCGGCTCCACGGCCAATGGTCCACGCTGAACCGTTGATAGTTCCACGTACTCGGCGTGCGCGTTCCGCTTGCTTTTCCATAGCGGTTTCACCAAGGAAGAAACCTTCACCGGCTTCCTTGGTGTTGGACATCAAGGTACCTAACTGTGTGGACTTGAACCATCCGTCAAATCCAGCGGGGTCGTTTGCTGAGAAAGCTTGTGAAGCAGCGTTTTGTACAAGATCGGGTACAAGGGACAAACCAGCAAAAGACCATCGAGAAGCAGCCTTCACATTGTCGTAAATTAGTTCCTGAAACCAACCCTTTTTCTTGGGTTTGTTCGGTGCCAACTGGTTAGCGGTTTGCTGTGCGGCAGTCTTCTTGATTGCCTCTACGGTTTCTGGACTGGTTCCAGATTTAGCCATAGACAAAATAACCGACGCAGGGATGTACGGTGCATCTTTATAGATTTGCGACACACGGGCAGCAACATCTTTAGTCAATGACTGTTGTGCTTGTTTATCTGCTTTTTCTTGTTCAACAAACGATGCGTAACGTTGGTTCTGTGTTACAGGGTCACCCTGAATAAACGGCATTAGTAGCCCTCACGGATGTACGAATCCAACATATCTGCTAACTCGTCAGACGGGTATGCCGCCAACAACGCACGTAACTCTGTTACTACAGGGTCAGATGTGGGTACACGAAACTGTGATTGTGGTGTAGGCCCAGGACCAAACGAAGCACCCGCTGTTACAGGTTCCATCGGGCGTTCCGTGGGGCGGTCAAAAGCACCAAGAGAACCAGGGGTTACAACAGGTTTATCTGTTGGGGATTGCGCCATAGGAACAGCCGACTGTGCCTGCATCTGCTGTGTAGCCTGACCATAGGTTTGACCGGTAACGGTTTGTTTCGCTACTTTGCCACCACGAAGATCAGAACGATTTGGGTATTGCTTCGCCATTTACAGCATCCCTCCCATTGGTGGAGCAGGCGGAGCCATACCACCACCGCCACCACCTAGTTGTGCAAGAAGACCTTCGATACCTGACGGTGCAGGGGCTTCCATTGGTTGTTCCATACCGACACCAGCAGGTGACAAACCAGGCATTGTTTCTGGCGCACCCGTCGGGGCGGGAGTTGCCTGTCGTTCCTGTGCGCGTTTCTGCGCTGCTTGAATAGCTTGAGGCAAACTCATCTTGTTAGATGCTACCTGTTCAGCGATGAAAGCCAAATCATCTGGTTGGTATGGGCCGTTCGGGTCGGCGGCTTGTGCCTGTACTGACTGCAACAAAGCCGACTCGATGGCTTCTGCCACGATACGGTCACGTTCCAACTCAGGATCGCTAATCATTGGGTCTGCTTCACGGGCTGATTCTTTAGACATCAAGCCTGTACCTAAGCGTTGTCCAAGACTGATAACAAGATTGTTGATGTCTGCCCCTGATGCGGAGTATGAAACATAATGGAAGTCGGTTTCCCACATCTTGTTCGGGGTGTAATCCTTCATTCCGCCGCCTGTGCCTGGGATGTAGAACGACTTTGATGCGTTACCCCAGTAGGCTTTTTCGATAGCGATAGCGATTTTGTCTTCTTCAACAAGTGAAGATGCGAACAGTTCTTGCGCTTCTTGTACACGGAAGTCCACGGTTGCTGACAGGATGGATTCGCCACGGCGACCTGTACGGATGTTTGTGCCGGATTCTCCACCGAACTCTGCGGGGATAGCACCTTCTAGGCGTTCTTGACGTTCCAAACGGTCCAACGCCACATCTGTTTTGTAGCCAGGGTTTGTTTGTAGCTGTGTAATGTCGCCACCTTTGACTACACCAAGTTGGCCTGTTTTGCCGTCTGCGATTTGGATAATTTCAGCGTTTTCACCTGGGCGTGACACAAGGTATTCGTCAGGGAAAATGCCTCGTTCAATAGCGATTTCTGTGAGGGCTTGCAAACGGGCGCGGGTGTAATACATTCCGAGCAACCCGTCGAATTGTCCACGGGGTTTGTCAAGGGTGATGCGTTGCGGCATAACTACCAGTGGCATACCTGTGCGGTTGATGACACGGGACAGTTCTACTGCTTGCTGACCTGGGAAGGTTTGCCCTGTTAGAGGGTCGAAAGATTTTTCTGATCCCATCACAATGGTGACGATTTCGTTGGCGCAGACGTATTCAAGGATGGTGAACAGGGTGTCTTGTCCTGGGTTCGCCACACGCAACGTACCGTTCAACAGTACCCCGTAGTTTTGCATCAGCCAACGGTACGGGCGGTGATACGTAAAAATCACATTGTCCGGAACAGGATTATCAATGTCAATCCGTGGAGCAGCAAAAGTATCCAACGGGTTACGCAACTGCCACTCAGGAAGACGCTTATCAAAGTTCGGCTTCAAATAAACAGGCGAATTGCTGTACGCCAAAAGGTGACGCGCACGTTGACGCATCTTCATAGACATACGGTTCTGATCCCAAATAGCCAGCATTGCCCGCTTGCGGTCACGGGCCAGTTTCATCGAACGGTCCTGACCTTCACGCAAAGCAGGAAAATACGGTGACGGCATCGTAGAAGCAACACGCATACTCATCTGGTCAAGACCCTGAACAAGCAGGTTCGCCACAGAAGATTTCGTGTTCCTGTCCAATTCGTTCAACGGAACAATGACATCACCATTTGCTAACTGTCGCACTTCTCGCATCTGACGAAGGATCGGTCCTTGAGTGTCAACACGATCCTTGTACAGTTCAACGATTTCTTCAACAGTTTTCATTCAAAACCTTTGGTAGCCAAGACGAACCTAAGATAACACATTTATCTGGTTGTCAACCACGAAGGTCGCCACTGTCTCGGCGGTGGCTTCGCCTGGGTCAAATTAGGCAGATTCAAAATCGCCATCCACAACGCCATCACAATGTCGGTGCCGTGCTTTTTATCTCGACTCCACTTAGTCAACTCATCCTGGGCCGCCAATGTTTTCCAGTTGCCACGCATAGAAGGGAACCGCATAGCCCCCGACCTAATCACCGGCGGAATCAACGCCTCAACACCAAGCTTTTCGTCAACTTTGTTACGGGAAGTGGTATGAGAAATGACGTTCACACGGTTAGTTGCCTGCCAGCGACGCACAAAATCGTGTGCCAACAAGAAACGCTGTGCCGCATTGATCTCAACAACCCAATGGCTAATCGGATAACCCATCTGGTAGGACCGTTCCTGCCATTCGTGCATCAACCCTGAATACTCCCCCGTCGAAGTGTTAAATCCAAGGACTTCTTCAGCGGTCAACTTCACCCGTTCAAGGTCAACCACATGGTATATCTGGGTTTCAGGCTGGTAAATAATCCAAACAAACGCCCAAAACATTGTTGGTGACGGGTCAACCGCACAAATAGACACCCACGGATGCGCTAAACCTTCAGGGATATACCCAGGTTGGCGTTCGTTATCAACACAGCCAGGGTAATCCACCCCATCTGCTCCTTTGCCACCAGTAATCCAAGTACGGTCCACCAGTCGAGCATCAAGATCAAGGTCTTCCTGTTGGTACACCACCTGAAACACGTCAGGTTTGTTGTAGCGGATAAACGACAAATCTTTCCACGGGAGACGCTTCGGGTCAAGCAACGGACCTTCAGGGTACGGCAACGATTTGAACGAACGAGATTCCTTACCGGTATCTAATTCTTCGTAATACGCTTTATAGATGATGTGCTTGTATTTTTTCTGTCGGACAGGCTGACCAGATTCAACATCTTCAGGGGATTGCACATCCGAACCGTCATAGTTGATGTCTTCTTCAATGTCATACGTTTCCTTCGCAAGACAATGAGCGTACAAATCACCCGAACCGAGACGCTGCCCGATAACAGCTAGCAACCCACCTGGGTCGCATCGGGCTTCAGCCACATTGTCCCACCGTTCAAGGAGTTTGTCGCGAGCCACACTTTCACGGGCGTTATCGGGTGAGGCCACATCGTCAAACAAGCAAAGGTCGGCACGGTGGCCGATGAACTCTGCCTCAATACCGTAGGCTCGGACTGTTGGTTCTTTGTTATCCAAACCGTTTCCGTCTTCTTGTTCAACAACAAACTCCTCTGAACGCCACAACGCCCCCTTATCGACAGGTTTGAACCTGCCATAGTCAATCGTTAGACAGCCTTCCGCGTTGACAGCCAACCCCTTCTGAACCATCATCGGATCAGGTTCAATAGGCATCACACGCTCAAGCGTTTCACGGATACGACGAGAGTACATCTTCGCCATGTTCTGAGAAACCGACCCAATCATCACACGAACACGCCGGTTACGAACAATCGCCCACACCGCAACATCGTGAAACAATGTGGACTTACCCGCACCAGGCGGAACGTTCAACACCACAAATTCTTTTTCTTCAGACTCCAACAACCCAACAAGTTGCACTGCTGCTTCGACCTGCCACGGCGATGGGACACGCCCAAGATAGTGGCTACGGAAAAAATCAAAATCTTCCAACCCGCGTTTAGCGTTATCGCACAAATGCTCATACGGGATAACTGACGGCAAATCAATCGCATCCATAAAATTATGGTGTGCAACAGATTGCCTACCGCCTGATCCTGCACCAGACGAAACCTTATGGGCCGCTTCTTTACGGTTCGCTTCCAACAGTTTCGCTTTTTTCACCCAACGTGAACCCGTGTTGTAATGCACCCCTGTTTCAGCACACGCATCTTTGATGGTACGCCCCGACGCGATCAACGCAAAAAACTTGGCTTTGTCCTGAGGAGGGACAGATCGTTTAGTACCCATTACATCCTTTGCTGTGTTGATGCTACATCATCAGCCCACATCATCGCCCAACGATGACAATCACCACAGTTCCTAGCTTTATGATCCGTGCGATCACACAAATACTTTGTTTCACAACCCAACTTCATGGCCTGCCACATTGCAGTACGAGCAGTAAAAGACCAAGCCATAGAATCAGAAGACACAAGATGATTACGAAAAAGTTTCAACCCATCCTTCTTTAACCCGAACCCGTGCATTTTTAGACCGTAAGCAGACAAATCCTCCACCAACTGTTTAACGCCCTGTACGTTTGCACGACGACAAAACGACCCCATACCAACGGTGGGATAATCACGAAGATCAACCCCATAATCCAAATACATATCTAAATGAACCCTGTAATCATCAGGATCCCACCCCTGCAAGACAGGAATAATAGGAAGATCCGGTGCTAACCCTTGCAACTCAAGAAAATTTTCGCAAGTTAAACGCTGATGCTCATCAATCGACTTCCCTGTTTTTTGAATCATGTGCGGTTCACACATCCAGTCCTGTGGTGAAGCCCAATCCATCAAACCAATCTCATCTGTAATACGGTAAAGTTCTTCAACATACTGACCTGGCGGTGTAACCCACTTATCAAAAATAGAAAGCTCCGTAAAGCCACCACTGTCACAAGACCAAGAAACACCTGAAGGTCGAAACTTTTTGTATTTACGAAGCCGACGAACAGAAACAAACAGCGGGTTCGTATTGTTTTCATTCCACAACCACGACGGGTTGTTTGTCCCCACATAAAATTTAAATCGATCCACAAAACTTCCCGCTTCTAAACAAGTTTTACATTTACTGAGTAGAAACAAGCATACACATCTGCTATAGTCAAGTTCGCAACAGAACAAGTCCTTACCGTCGGGAAGACAGGCGAGGCAAGCAGGGCTGTACACCGGTTGCATGGTGCGGGGCATTTCACACACGGAAACGTGGGTAGATGTTTCCTGCAACCAATCAGTACCCAAGACCGAACCTGACCCTGTTGCGTAAGAGAAACAAGCAGCGTTACGAACGTCATCTCGTTACATCATTCGGTGTCGGCTAAAACAAATCTAGTCACGGCCACCATCCACTCGTTGAAGTGGTAAAGCGTGGGGGAGACTGTTAGCACCCCCTAGCCAGACACCGGACAGTCTTTCTGCTAACGCCCTCGCAAGCTCGGTTGTTGCCAAGAAGTGCCACCATCTCGACGTTGATCATCGACTCTGCGGCACTGGTTCTTCTTTCTCCGCCTCCCTCTGTGTAAAACAACTAGCCCGTCACTCACAGTGGTCAACCACCACACACAGTCACCAACAAGCCCACCACACAAAAAGAGTGAATCCGTAGCTTTCCGGTAATACAGTACTCCCCCTACCCGCGCCTCGGCAGACCCCCCGTTAGCCCCGCGGCCCGCCATAATCACCAATGCGGGAGAGAAAATTACATAACAACGATTATGGGCGCGACATTGGCACCCCCCCCTACCCCCCCTACCTGGCTAATTCGAGACACCTACCGCCCCGCGCGAGTGACGTGCGGATAGCTCCGCCTTGACTGTTGTTGGGTGCCGTTGTTGGGTGATCGTTGGCGGCGTTGTTTGCGATCTTGTGGGGGTGTCGATGGCCTGATAAATAATCTTGTTTATGAGCTTGACAAGTGTTGCACGGTTGGTCATAATCTCTATGTCGGCAATTCCGCCGGCACGCCGAAAGGGGCAAAAAATGACCAATGAGCCTGAGTGGGACAACTGCACTAAATGCGGTAATTCTGCACCGTTAGACGGTGTAGGTGTCTGCATTGACTGCGCTAATAGTGACCTAACAACACGCCTGAACGACGTTTTGAACACACGTTTGCGGGTGGAGGCCGCAGCCGTGTTGGAGGTTCTCACCACGTGGTTGGCCGATAATGAGCTAGCCATTGTCGATAACGCCTTGAACGTCGTAGAACTCTAAGAGGGGAAAACAATGAACACATTTACCATCGACGGAGGTATGAACTACCTCACTATAGGCACCCTTTACCGTGTCACGGGGTGGTTACCTGGCAGCCCTACCGCGCTGCGGTTTATGCGGTTCTTGTCTGTCGGGGATAAGACCGTGCGCCTGCAAGGTTGCCAACCTAACGGTGACAACGTGACGGAGGGTAGCTACCTTGTGTCACGTGTTGCGGGGTGGACATTTACCGCCGTTGGAGATGGACTAATGGAAACAGTATCTATTACCGCCTCTAATTTGCAGGTAGGCGACGTCATACCGGAACTAGACGGTGAACGGTTCACGGTGGAGGCCGTCACCCGTTCGCGGGACCTAACTTATGCCTACGGCATTATCTGCACTACGGAGGCGGGGCGGGCTGCACGTATCGCCCCCATCGGAGAGTTTTCCCGTGTGCGTCGTGTGTTCGACAGTGGAGAGGCGGTCACTATTCTGCCCCGTTCCACGTCGGGCAAGCTTGCCGACGTTCTTCCATTTATGAAAGGCGGCCACTAATGCACCCTGAACACTGTTCCATTGTCGAGGCCGTAGGCGGTGACCCCGCTTACATTGATGCCATAGTCAAGGCCGGCGGGGAGATTATCGCCCCGTTCACCCGCCTATCCCATCTAGGTGCCTTTATCGTTCGCCTACCTAATGACTCCGTGACAGTCATCACCGCCATTTGTGGCGACTGCTCCCGCCCCCGTGCGGGCTGCGTATGTGTCGAGGCGGGGCTATGAGTGGCGAAACATTGACGTGCGGTAGCTATTGCCCTAGCTGCGGTTGGGAGATTACCAGACTGCCATTCTTGACGTTGGAGGAATGGAACGCCCGCCGCAAGGGGCAACCTTGCCCACACTGCCACGATGAACTAATGCCGCAAGAGTTCCACCACGACGACGCCTTACTTATGTGGGCGACAATAAACCCGCACAATTAGATCGTGTAATCCTTGACAAGTGTTACACGGTTTGCAATAATGACACCAACGGGGCGCAAGCTCCCAAACAGAAAAGGGGCAAATAATGCCAACAACAGAAACACAACAGAAAAAATACCGCATCACCATAGGCGACTATGACGGGAACGCTAACGCGGTTCTAACCGATGATCTAGCACGGGGCGAGGAATACGCGGTACGTATGTTGGGCCGCGAATGGGGCGATACCCGCACTATCTGTATAGCCAGGTTCTATGAGTGGAACGGTAGCGAATACGTGTTCAATAGCGAGATGGAACACTAGACCCATACGGGGCGGGGTTAGACCCTCGCAAGGTTCGCCACCTTGCCGCCCACTATCCCACAAGGGGAGAACGTCACCACGACGGGCAAATAGAAAAGGGGCGAACAGTGGAAACTAAAGAAATGGCCAGAGTGCTATCAGTGCTAATGGGGGTGCATAACTACGCCGTAGAAATGGCAACGGCAGACCAGATCCCCGCCGATCATCACGCCGGTATCGCGGAAAAGGTACTGAATGCCTTTCTCGACGGTATGCGCGACGGAAAGACCACGGAGCAGCTAGCCACCGTGACGGGTACCGCCTACTTTCAAGCGGTAAAGGGGTTGGTATAAATGTCTGCCTATGTAGTAAATAGCGATCTAATCGATCTACTTGTCACCGTTGCCCTAGACGGACCGCCACACTCGCGCGGGTTGCGTGTCTGGCATAACGGCGAGGTGCATACGTTCGACACGATGCACGACACCAACGCCGGCGACACATTAGGCCAACTACTAACCGACGCAAACGTGGAGAGTGTGAATTACCGTTACCGCGAACACGACCACCCTATCGTTTACCGGTTCCGCCGTGTTTCCCACATTGGTGGCGAGAGCCGTGCGCTAATCCCGTGGGGCCACGTGTTGAACGCTATCGCCTGCCTCAACTATCAAAGCTGCGAGGTGCCTACCTGGGGCGAGAGTTTCGCTAATGCTTGCCTCGATGCGATCCGCCACAAGGTATGTGACCGCATCGCAAGCGAGACGGCTGCACCGTGGGAATGGTCACGCGAGACAGTGAAGGAACGCGAGAACGCTACGCGGGAACGCTTGAACAATGGAAAGGTGGCATAGTGAGTAATCCATTCTCTATCCGTTACGCCTGCCCCGTATGCGGGGCGGACATTGGGCAACCTTGCACGGGCGTTACGTATGTAGGCCCAGGGGGCTATTCATACATCACCGACCCGCCCAACGGCTACCACGTGAGCCGGTACCCCGCTATCACCTACCGATCCGATAGTGACGGGGCGACGATGCAATTCCTAACCGATCTAATCGTTAGGGGGAATGGCTAATGTACGAGGGCTACAGACACAACCCAGATCTAATGGCGCGCAAGCGTGTCGGCGGGTGGCTGCTTGAATGGCACCCCTCTCGACCTGGCCTATGTTGGGCGATCCCTGAATACCTAAAGACATTCCGCCAATGCGAGTCGGGGGTTATGTACGACGACGGGCGGATAGCTTGGGATACGCATTGGGGCGTTCCGCAGTATGTCAAAAGCAAGGTGTCGGCGTTTATTATCGAGTGCCAACAGAAACACAACACAACAACAGAAGCAGAAAGGGGCTAGCGGTGATCATCGCAAGCATCAGAACAGAACACCCCGATAACGGGGTCGAGATTTGGAAACGCACGTTTCCCCAATGGGCAGAGGCGCAAGCGTTCGCAGACCTAGCAATAGGGCGACCCGACAATAGCAACAGAACGCCGGTATTCATCGGGTTGTTCGACACTGAAACACACACAGCGCAGGACTACTACTTGCAAGGGGCAGAACAGTGACAGAGAAACGCCACTGCACAGAGTGCAATTACCACCTAGACGGATACGCCGAGAATGAGACTCTATGCGGAGCCTGTCTCGACCTACTTACCAATAACAACAAGCCTGAAAGGGGCGAAACAATGGAAACAACAACAGACAACCTCACCGAGGAGCAAGCCCTTGACCTTATGTGGTCATTCGCGCGCAAATTTGGGTGGAAAGGAACAATGTTTACCCGCGACAATGTACGGCAAGCGATCATCGACGAACACGGCGAGAGTGAAACACTCAACGACAAGGTGATCTCCGTGATGAAAACCCGTATGTGGGCTAAAGACCTGGAGGAGGCGATAGCCCGCGAAGGTATGGAATGTCTCTACGAGGCTATCTATGCCGCCGAGAAAAGCGGTGAACGGCCAGAAGAAGTAGCCATCGAAAACGCATTTGCTAACGCATTGGAAAGGGGCGAGTAATGGAAACGCCAGAAAAAATTGTTTATTTCGTGGTAGCAGTGGATCTTTCCACCGGCACCAAATACATCGACGATGAAACGCTAACGGCTAGGTTCCCTAAAGGCGATGAGAGCTACGAGGAATACACGCAAGCGTTAGCCATTCTCAACAACTCAGAATGGGGCAAGCAATGAGGCACGGCACCTACGTCATACCGCCTCACGGCTTGCGCCGTGTGTGGCGTGTCGAGATCTGGGAACACGGCACCTATGTGTGCCGACGGAACTACCGCAGAAAACTCGACGCTATTACGGCGGCATCGGTCTATAAAACACAAGTAGAAAGGGCGGAGCAATGACCCGCAAACATTCACCCAACCACCCCGCGGTTAGATCGTGGCACGGAGAGCCACGGCAGACCGTGAGACAACGCACCCAGGCAGTACGGGAAAGGCAAGGTATCCGCCACCGTGACGGAAAGACCGGTGACCGTGTTGTGATCGGGGCTAGCGCGTTCATTCTCGCTATCGGCCTAGTCGAGAGCTACCCGTGGGTGGCAGTGTTGTTGGGCGGCGTGACGTTCGTGTGTGCGTGGCCGTGGATCCGTGAAACTATCGAGGAGGTTAGACAGTGGCACTGATAATCCGTTTATCGTGCGACAAGTGCGAGGGCGAAAGCTTGACCGTCACCATCGGAACCTCAACCGATGCCCGCGTTGATGCGTTCAAGTACGGGTGGTACTGCACCGGCAAAGAAGATCTATGCCCCGTGTGTATGGGAAAGAACCCCGACTACTACACCGCAGAGCCGTTCTAATGCGTCTCCTAGCCCGTCTCAGGCGGCCAACGGCACCGCGCGACCCTATCCAACCTAACCCCAGGCAGAAGCTAGGGAATACCGGTTGGGTGATCGTTCAAGAGTCTCTATCGGGGCGACCAATGCGATGGTTCGGTTATCATCGGAACGACGTATGGCGGTGGTACGGCAACCCCGCACGGGCAGAAGTGTTTGATACTCGACACGCTGCTGTGACCGCCGTAGAAAATTGTTCTGTTCAGTATCGGAGTGTGTATCACATCACGAAACTAGAACCGTAGCGGTATGCTACCCTTAGATCGGCCCCGCCTAGCGTTCCCCCTTCCGCTAGGTGGGGCTTTCTATTTGCGCCACCTGATCGGTTGGGCCACTCGCACGTGTTGTTCGCGTTCTTTCGGGGTTAGGTTGCCCCAATACCCCTCACGCCTACCGGTCTCCGCCTCAAATGCGAGCTGATAGTTCAAGCATTGAAGCGTGACCGTGCAAGCATCGCAGTATTGTTTCGCTGCTGACCAATGAATACGTCGTACATCACCGGAAGGTATCTCAGGGAAAAACACTTCAGGTTTGTTGATGCCGTGGCAGGCACCTTTGGTTTTCCAAGAGTCGTCGGGCGTGTTCATTCAGTATCGGAGCGACTTTCTCTACTCGACACGTTCTCTTGATCTTCTTTTGTCTCAAACAAGCGGATAGCGTGAACGCAAGGATCTAAACCTTGTTCCCATTGTTCTTCTTCATCGGTAAATGGTAGGCCATCGTGGGTTGAGCAAACTGTTTTGCTTGCCCAACCCTGGACTATGCCGTACTGCAACCACTCATCAAAAGACATCGGTGGTTGTTCTAGCATCAGAACGGGTCTTCGTCTGCCTGAATTTGACGTGCGCCAGGGAACACCTGACCAACTTGTGCCATTACCTTTTCGGTTTGGTCAGCAACCCACGAATTCCAACGGCAAGACATACCAACTTCGTCAGCAATCAACTTGACTGACTTACCTTTGGTGCCGTCTTTCTTGGTGAATTCTTCCTGTTCGTAACGACCAACAACAATGACAGTTGATCCTTTAGCGATGCTGTTCGCGGTGTGTTCTGCAAGCTTGTTGAACACGGTGATGTTGTGCCAGGTTGTTTTCTTCTTCTCATCTTTGCCGTATGTGTCAGCAATCGAGAATGTCAAAACAGCCATCCCGCTTGGGGTGTATCGCAGTTCAGGATCTTGTCCGACCTTTCCGGATACGGTGATGTGGTTACTCATTGGGTTCCCCCTCTTTCTGTAGTGGAAGTATTCTTCCAGCTTTTTTGTGACAACTGTGTGTCGGCGGGTGTATGACCGCTACGAACAAGGTTACTCTAATGTCGCAACGATTACAAGACCAAACGGTGTTTTCGTTCTTTCCTGCACGTGCGACATTCACGCCCGTTGTTCGGTCTTCTGTATGTGTTTTCTTCTGTGTATTCATGTCCGTGTGGGCAGTGGGTTCTGTTTGCATAATAGTGGCGGCCTCTGTCAACAACATCTTTCATGTTGTCGGTTTGGGTTCCGCCTTCAAGGTGGTGTGGGTTGCAGCATCGGCGGTTGTCGCATTTGTGGCGTACCACTGGCGGTGTCTCGTATGTGGAGATGTAGTGCGAGAAGCGGTGGACTGAACGGTGTTTGCCTTGGGCGTAGAACTGTCCGTAGCCGTCTCCTCTGAGTGATCCTTGCCATTCCCAACAGTCTTCGGGGTTGCCGATGTTGACTCTTGCCCAGAATCGGGTTGTGATTTTGTATAGAAACGTTTCCATACGCCGCCCTTGGTCAGCCCCGCCTGTGGAAACCTTAGCATCTGTATTTCCAGCGTTGTACTTTGGGGTGTCGAGACTTGCAGACCAGGTCTTTCAACCCGTTGCAGTTCGCTTTGATGGCTCCCCATCCCCACGGACCGACAGGCCATTTGTATTTGGTTCCTTGCCAGTGTCCTTCCCAGGCGATGTTGTCAACGACGCGAGCTTGTTGTAGTGAGTTCAGTCCTTTAGCGGATGAGGTGTTGGACCAGCGTTGCCAGGTGCCACGGGCTATGCCGAACATTCCTGTGTAGGACTTGGTGGAGTGGTTCACGTCGGAACCGGTTTCGCATTGTGCGAGGCGGCGGTAGAACGCCCACGGCATTACGAGTTCTTCGCCGTATGCCTGTGTTGTGGTTGGTGTGAGGGTGGATAGGGACAAGATGATGAGGGTTACTGCGAGTTTCCGCATTGGTTTCCTTTCGACAGGGGACAGGTCAAGTAGGGGTCATAGTC